GGTTCGCATTGGGTAATAATACAGCCGGGCGTTTCCCATATCAGCTCCCGAACACAGGCAAAGAGGACCGCCCAAAGCTGCCGAAGTGCCGATCTAACTGCCGCCCGAGTGCATCAATGGCGTTGGGGTCAACCACATTGGTGTTAATGGTCACATTGGCACCGCCACCCGAGAACGCGGCGAGGCCACGCCCTGCGGTCTGTGTGTCCGCCCCGGTGGGTGGGACAACCCGCTCGCCCTGCTTGAGCAAGAACTGCCCGTCACGGGGAACGAACCCGCCGCTGTGGAACTTTTCTATGCCGAAGAATTTCGAGATCTCATCTATGGCGGCCCCTTGTACCTCTTTTAATTTCTTCCCGCCCTTGCCGTCGCCTATCTTGAACAGCCCCGTGAAAAAGTCCTTTATGCCCTGCCAAATGTCCTGAAACGCTTGCCTGAACCCACGAATAAGCGCCGCAGGTAGCTTGGTGAAAATACCAGTCAAGAGCGCCGGGATCATCTTGAATAATGACGGTATGAGGGTTCCAATTAGGCGGGTGATGAACACGGGGATAATCTCGAACAGCACCACCGGCAGGTCTTCCAAGATACCCGCGACCGCCGCGATCACACCATCGAATACACCCTTGAAGAATTCCTTGAAATCCTCACCGATGGCCATAACCCCGGCGATGACCATGCCCCATGGCCCTGTGGCCGCCAGTGCTGCGGTCGGATCTACCACGGCCCCGACCACATCGCCCGCCACACCTGCGGCCTTCTCGACCCGCTCGGCCTTCTCGATCTTCAGGGCTTCATCGAAGGCCGTACCGATGGCGGCGATCTCAGCTTGGGCCGTCTCGGCCATCGAAACAAAAGCATCATCGAAGGCCAAGCCAAATTCGAATGCCGTCTCCACCAGGCCGTTCCAATTGGCTTGTGCCTCGGCCTGGGTAGCCGCGAGCTGTTCGGACTGCTTCAACGGCACAGCGAATGTCTCGGCCGCTTTTTTGGCTGTGGCGGTCGTGTCTTTCATCATCGAATTGATAGCGTCGAACAGGTCTTGGATCTGGTGCGACTGATCCACGAGCTCGTCCACTATTGGGGCGGGTGCTGCCCCACCTTCCGCCGCTGCTGCCGCCGCCGCTGCTCCGCCGCCGCCGCTGCCCGATGGCCCGCCCGCCGCCCCAGATGGCGTGATAGTGGCCGCTGCTAACCGGTTGAACTCGGCCACCTCGTCGGCCGCCTTGCTCAGCACATCAGGCAAGGACATGACTTGGTCAAGCCCGGATATCTTGCCGAAGTCTAAGCCCTCGATGAGCCGCAGGGCGGCCTCGGTGTCGCCCTCAAAAGCCAACTTGATGGCCACCAGCGGCTTTATCATCTCGCCGAATGTCTCACCGGCCAGGGTTCGCAACTGCGATAACACGGAGCCCATGAACACCATCGCACTCGAGGCCGCCCCGATTAGACCGCTGACTCCATCGGTGCCGCTGAGTGCGGAACTCATCTTGTCCTTGAACCCATCGAAGGCCAGGCCAAGGTTGGCGACTTGCCGCTCCCATGCCCCTGACTGTTTCATAGCCTCGGGCGCGATGCTCACCCCGTACTTCTCTGCTAGGGCGGTGAAGTCCTCCAGATCGGACCCCTCGAGGGCTTGCATCAGCGCACCGCCCGACTCACCGAAGGCCTGCGTGGCCATCGCCGCGCGGGCCGTTGGGTCTTCGATGTCGTTCAGCTTGCCCAGCAACTCCTTTAGCACATCGTCGGCAGGCCTGAGTTGACCGGCTGCATCGGTAGCACTCACGCCTAACGCCTCGAAGGCGATCAAAGCCTCGCCCGTGCCGCGCGCCACATCGGCCATTCGCTTAGGCAACTGTTGGAGGCCGGTGGCCAGGCTTGCGAGCTGTTGGCCGCTGCCCTCTGCCGCCAGGCGCAACCCGGCCAGGGTCTTCACTGTGAGGCCTGTACGGGTGGCGGTGTCGGCTAGCTGGTTGCGACTATCGGCGAGGCCTTGCGTGAGTGCCTTAATGGACTTGAAGGCCGCCACGCCCGCCGCTGCGAAGACCGCCATTCGCTTGGCTGAGTCGGCGAAGCTACGCCCTGCTTTTTTTGTCGAGTCCTCGACTGCATCCAACTCGCTCGATGTGTCGGCGGCTGCATCGCCCACATCACCGAGCGCACCGCTAGCCTCGTCCTTTAGGCGCAGAACCTTGGTGATAACGTTGGACGCCATCAGCTCACCTCAGATGACGCGGACCGCCCACACGGGGAACCCATCAGCGTTGATCCGAGCGACCAACTCGCCCGCCGTTGCTTCTGCTTGCTTGAAGCACAGCATAGCAAAGCCAAGCTCCCACGGGTCGAGGTCCAGAACCTCATGTGGCCACTTCCCGTAGTTTTTTGCCGCGTGGTGCACGCCCAGTAGGATGTTTGGATCCCCCTCCGCGAAATCGTTGCAATCGCTCAGCGGCCTCGCCCTTATCTGTGCTGAGCTCCATTATCTTGGCGAATAGCGCCTCGATGCAACCGGCGGGCAAGCTGCCCACCCACAGGGTGCCCTTGTCGGCGTTGGCGCGTTTGGCGTCGATGACCAGGCTCAACCCCTCGAAGGCTGCGTCCTCGTCCTCGCCATCCTTGACGGCGACGGTCCCCGCGCACACCGTAGCGTCCTGCAAGTCGGCCAGGTTCTCGGCTTGCTTTGGGGTGATGTTGCGAAGCATGTCCAGCGGGTCCACCTCTTCGGTGTCCTCCGATGGTGCTGCCGCCGGTGACACCACAGCCAAGGCGGCAAAGCCGACCCGTGCGAGGTCCGATGACTTTACTTTTTTTACCCTAAAGCACAGCCCGCCCACCTCGACGGTGTCCATAGATGCGCTCTCGATTGCGTGTAGTATGCTCATGTTGATCCCTCATGGTGAGCGGTTTAGTTGTCTTTGCCATCGCCGGCGACTGCGTTGGTCACGGTGATCGCCAGTCCCTCGTTCGTGCCATCGCTTTCGCCGCCGAATGTTATGGACTGGGTAACGATCCCGGCCGAACTGACTGGATCGGTGGCATCCATGATGTAGGCGTTATGCACCGTGAAGGCCATAATCAGCGATCCACTGGTGAAGTTGAAGGTGATGTCCGAGGCCGTGTCGTCGATCATGGCCTTGTAAAGCGCGTCCTGCACCTCGACCGTGACCGATAGCTCAACGCTTTGAAAGTCGCTCCGAAGAGGCTCAGCGGTGACGGCAGACCCCAGCAACTGGCGCCGGGCGATTCCGTTGTTGAGCGTCAAGGACATGTCGATCAAGTCATAATTTACCGTGGCGAAATTCAACTGGCTGGCGTGGCTGTGCAACACCGGGGTGTCTCCCGTGCCATAGCTCGGGGTGACGGCTGCCGATCTCGGTGCCACGCTCGGGGACTCAGCGCCGCCCTCAACAGAGGTCTGTGCAATCACCTCGGATTCATAGGTCATCACCCCACCGGCTGAAACGGCGAAGGTTCCACTGGCGGCTACACAGCCCTCGAGCACCTCGCCCGATCCGGTGCCCCTCACGAATTCCATCGTGGAGCTGGGTAGTGCGCTTGCGAGCGAATAGGTCCACGGCCCCGGTGTACTGCCCGCCACCGTCCCGGTTAGCAGGTAGATAAACAGGCCTATGTTCTCATAGGTGCATTCAATGGAATACGACCCGCCGCACTCGTCCACCTCGATCACCCTGCCGCGCCGCATGGCGGAAGCGGGGCCGGTTAGCAAGCTCGGGCGCGGTGTCTTGGTGATGGTGCGCTGTAGGCTGCCGCTGATTAGCGGGCGCCAGTTGCCCCGAGATACGGCCGTCCCCCAGGTGCTCTCTTCGCCCACCCCAATAGCTGCGTTTCGTCCAAGATAGATAGATGACATGATAGACCTCTTTTAAGCGGGTGGGGTGATGGTGCGGACCTTGATGGTCGCATAGAATCGAAGGGTGCGAAGGCCGGTCGTCTCAACTGACAACTCGAGCACATAGTTGGTATTATCGGCGCCGGCTTTGACCAGCACGCGGACCCAACCGGGGTGCATGGTGCGGACGGTGGCCGTGTCGATCATAGCGGGCACCGGGGTCGAACTCGCATCGAGCACCTTATAGGTGACCGTGTCGATACCCTCGAACAAAAACGACTTTTCGTATTGGGTGCGCCTCTTCTGCATCGCCGGCAGCAGGTTGAACCAGACCTGTATCTCTTCGGCGGGTGTCTTCGGTATCACTGCCGCCGGGGTGTCTGACCCGGCTTGTACAGGTGCGGCCACTATCACAGGCTCGGAACCGGATCCCGGCTTGCCGAAGTCGATGTAGCCCTCCTTGGGTGACGATGGCACGAAGGGCGTGCGGCCATCGGGGGCGGTGTCGTGGTCCCAATAGACATAAGCCTGGACCCCTGCCGCCGTGCTCGGGACCGCGTAATTGTCGATCTCGATGACGCCGACCTTGGTGGTGGCGTTGAAGGCGTCGGTGTCGAAGGCCAGCAGCGTGATACCATCGGCCGCAGTTATTCGGATGTCGTTCCCGGTGGTTAGCACCGTATCCCAGAATGATGGCCAGTCGGTCGGGATGGTGGCGGTCACATCGATCGGGGTGGCCCCCGCATGGTTGTTGATCAGGATAGCCGCGCGGCGCTTCCAGTCTGAATTGTACCAGCTCATGCTAAACCCCTGCCCGTTCGGTATAGAACACCGAGACTTGTAGCACAACCAGGCCAAGGCCAGGCCGGTCCAGCTCTTGGCCGTCCGCCGTTTGGACCCCAACCTCGAGGTCTCGCACGCCCGACGCGGCGAGCGTTAAGCTGCGGTCCGTCTCGATGGCCCGCATGATGTCGCTCCCCAGGTCCAGCGCGTCAAGTGCAGCCTCGCCGGGTGCGCTCGAATCAGCGGCTACCCAGCCCTCGACCTGGACCACCATGGTCCGATCGTAGCGAGTTAGCACCGTAACACCTGGCGCCTGTGCCGTGGTCATCCCGCCGAAGTAGACATAAACGCCCGGCACTCGGTGGGGCTGAAACCGCTGCCCGGTGACCACGCGGTCAGCCCCGGTGAGGTCGTAGGTGTAGGATCCCGCCCCGTTGACCAGGGTGGCGATCTGGCTTTTGACGGCCTCCACTATCGCGCGCTCGGTGCTCATTGGTCACCCCGTATAGCGTCTGCGATGGTGAGCGACATCACCTCGGTGGCCTTGTCGGCGATGTGCCACAGGGCCGGCTGCAAATAGGGGCGGGCCGGGATCGTCACCGAGCGCACCATCACCCACTCTGTGCCTCGATGAACCTCTGACCCGGTGTGCGATGTCCCAGTCTGTGCGGGGAACCGAAGAAACCCGCCGCCCTTGGCTGAGATCGTGCCGCCGAATTCGTGGATCGCCGCGTAATTGACCAGGCCACGGCCCACCCCGCCGCCCGCGCTCAGCCGAATATCGACCGACTTGGCCCCGCTGACTGACTTCACCACGCCTTTGATGGACCGCCGCAGGTTGCCAGACCTGACACGAAGGCCGCCGGGTGCGTCGGTGACACCGAGGGCGGCGTGACGCTGCCCCTCGAGCGCCAGCATAATCCCGGCCCGCGTGATAGCCGCACCCAGGTCAACAGACCGCAGGTGTGCCGCCCACTCTTCAAGGGTGATGGTGGCCATGCTCAGCCCATCCACTGAGAAGCGAGACGATAGGGGCGCAGGGCTTCTTTGACTTCGGCCAAGAGCTGGAGTCCTTGCACAGCGATAGACCCGCCGCCCTGGCTTATGGACGTGCGCCCGATGTGATCGCGTGCGTTGTACCAGTGCGCCACCTGAAGGCCGGCAGCGTGGAGCATGGCGTCCGGGATGGTGCTCCACCCGATGACCGCCACGACCTTGATGGCCCGCCGCGTGGTGGACCATGAGCCGGTCCCGCCATCGTCGTCCATTCGTATCAAGCCCTCGTCACCGAACAGCGTATAATCGCCCGATGGCACGAGGTCGGCAGCCGGATAGGTGCGGTCGCTCGAGTCGTGAACCGTGGTCACCGACTGGATCGGGTAGAAGTCCAGCCGCAGCTCGTCCGATCCGTCACCCGTCAGGTACAGGGTGTGAGTCGTGTCCTCGATCGTCGGGTCACCACCGGCGATGGCCGCCGGGATGCCGATGTGTGAGGCCATTAACGAGTCAGCACGCGCGATCAAGGTGTCGAGGGTTGAGTCCTCGCCTGTACCGGTCAACCCACGAATGTAAACGCGGGCCTGTGCTGCCGTCATTATGGCCATGTGTCAGCCCTCCACCGGGGCGGCCTTGGCTTTCTTTGCTTTCTTGGGTGCCTTGACGAGCTCGAGCCACGCGGGCAAATCAGCACCCTCGGGGATGGTCACCGTGCGCACCTCGCCCTCGGTCCAGTGCAGACCGGTGGGCCATTCGCCGCGTCGTGTTGCTTTGAGCTTCACTTGGTCCCCTTGGGCTTAGCGGTTGATCGCCGTTTGACCGGGCTTTTGACGGCCCGTGTGTTGGCCGGCTTGGCCGGTGCAGACCCCACGGCCTCGAAGGCGTCTCCAAACGTTTTGAGCAAGTACGTGGCAGCCTCTTCGGACACCTCGCGCTTGTCTCCAGTATTCCATGTGCCGCGAGGCCCACGGTATACGCTCATGTGTGGGAAACCTTTGAATAGTAGGGTCTGCATCATGTCACCTCTTAGACGGAATCTACATTGTAGCCGTAGGCCACGGACTTGTTAGTGTCGCTCATATCGACCAGTGCGGTGCGCCTTGTCGCCACAATTTCGACTTGGCCTTTGCTTATCTCGCGGTCCATGTCCACCGTCGTTGGCTTGTAGTTTGCGACTCTCCAACTTGGTCGGTGGCAGATGACATAGCCGGTCTGGGTATCGGAAACGCCGCCCGTATAGACTCCAGCGGCGTCCAGGTCTTCGGTCATAAAGCCCGAGATCAGAACATCCATACCCGCCAACTTGGCGATCGAACCGGTCAGGATCGAAGCTGCCGGCCCGAAGTTGTCGAGGGTTGAGACCTCGTCAAGCGCAAGCAAATGCTTCACCATTACCGACGGTGAGACCACCATGAGCAAGTCCCCGGAGGCCTGGTAGCCGCTGCCCAACAGCGAGCGGGTTGCCATAATGTCAACATAGGTCATGGCAGCGGCGTTTCGTCCTGTGCCCTTGTCGAAGGCTGCCGCGCGCAACCCGATAAAGGATCGGCGATGGTCGCTTGCGTCGGAAATCACCGAACCGGTATTCCACCGGCCCGAAGCGTCCCACAATCGCGGCGATCCAGGGGTCGCCAGATCGGCATGGGCGGCCGTCGTGTCACCGTTCAGGATGGCGTCCTCGACTCCAGAACTCAGGGCTGTTTGAAGCTCCTGGCGGAAATAGTCCATCGCGGCCACGATAGAGTCCGCTGCCGTGTCCTCGTCCGCCGTGATCCGTGCTGCGAAGCTTTGAGCGGTGACACTGATCTGACTTGTCGCCGAATCGCTTGCTCCGATGCTCGTCCAGCTCGCGCCGCTTTTCAGGTAGGGCGCCACGGCTGCCGAGCTGAATGGAATCTTCAGCTCTTTAGAGGTCATCGTCAAGGTCGGGAAGGCCGCCTCGAGTGCTGTGGGCGCGTACAGTTTGCGGGCCAACTCGGGCAGATAAAGATCAGGCACGAAGTCCTCACCAACCGCCGAGGCATCGGAGAACAGGCGCTGGATAATGCGGGGCGACTTCTCCATGTGGTCCATCAACTTGGCGTCCAGTCCCTTGGACCCCTTGCCGTTCTTGGTGAGCATACGGCACAGGTTCCGGTCATCGACAAGGCGCTTGAATTCAGCGTGCCATTCGCCACGGTTGACGCTGTCGTTGCACAAGCCAGCAACGTCGATCGAACCATCGGCGTTAATGTGGCGGCGAAGGGTGGCTTCTTGCTCGCTGACGGTCACCACAGCGGGCGCGCTCTGTTCTGCGAGCTTCTGTTGGATGGCTTTGAGGTCGGCGGTCTTGGCCTCGAGGCGTTGCTCGAGTGCATCGCCACGGGCGGCGAGTCGCTTCTGCTCGGTCGTGAGGTCGTGCAGCGCCTTGATGGCTTGGTCACGGGTAGAAATTTCCATGGTGAGTCTCCAGATAGTAGGCCAAAGGCCGGGGGGGTGCCTTAAAGGCGGTTAAAGGTTGAACAGGTCGGATAGTCCGCACGGTTCGGTATCAGTCGTTGTGGTAGGCTCGAAGGCCGCTTGGACCGCCGGGTCGCTGCCCAGCAACTCGAGCATAGCAGCGCGAACCGCTTGGGCGAGGTCATCGCCGCCAGCCTCGACGGGCTCCTCTTCGGGTTCCTCGTCGGTGTCTTGCTCGGGTTCCTCTGCCTCGACCGGTTCGGGCTTCGTGAAAACCAGGGTCCAGTCCTCGTCCGTCTCGGTCACGCTCACGAGGT